TCACAACCTATCATTGCTATTTCAACTGCATCATTTGCAATTGTTACAGCACCTGTATTAGCAATAGTTACGTCACCTGACACTGCTACAGCTGTAGGGACTGTTGAACCGTTACCTACAATAATCTGACCATCAGGTACTGCTGCTAACTTACTATGAGCAATAGCTGCTCCAGATGCTACAGAATCATTAACAATAGCATTAGAAGCTACATGTTCAGCTGCTATTGCGTCATCAGCTATCTTAGCTCCTGTCACAGCATCAGCTGCTATCTTAACTGATGTAACTGCATCAGTAGCAATATGAGCTGCATCTATACTTCCATCTGTGTAATGCTCAGAATCTATAGCATTATCTGCTATCTGTGCTCCAGTAATTGCATCACCTGCTAAATGAGCAGTATCAATACTACCATCAACATAGTGTTCAGAATCAATTGCGTCATCAGCTATCTTAGCTCCAGTAATTGCATCAGCTGCAATCATACCAGTTTCAACAGACGTATTCGCAATAGTGAATGCACCTGTATTAGCCATGGTTACATCCCCTGAAGGAGTAACTTGAGCACCGACACCGCTCCCATTACCTACCCAGATCTTTCCATCTGTTAAAGCATGTGCTGCTATATCAGCAACTATTCTGTCATCAATAGCTTTAGCTGTCATTATATAGCTATCACTATCAACGAAAGCTTCTGTGCTATCTAGTGTTTGTGTACTATCATTCCACTTACCTTCAACTGATTTCTCAGTTTCCTGAGATACATATAATGTCTGATTAAAGTCATTATTCAAATCTTGTGATCTAATAGCAGATCCTGAAAAGAACTCTGCTTGTAGATTATCAATATTTGTATCTCGATAAATTCTAATTGCTACTGAACTTTTAGGAGCACCACTAGCTTCTTGTGTACTAGTTGCTCCACTTGCATCAGCAGTAAAATTAATTTGAGTAGCGTTGGCTAAAGTAAAATTTGTTGTTGCGACCTGATTAAGGCTTACCTTAACATCAGTGTCTTCTAAATATGGGAATGTGAAGGAATAAAGGCGAGTGGTACCATTTCCTGTATAATTATTTTCAATTGTATAAGCCATAGTTACTTATTAACCATATCGAGGATTTGTTGAGATTCATCGAGTTGTTGGCGGCTCAACTCTGGACGTTTACTTCTATTATATGCAGCTGCGTCTTCCTTCTTACGTGCTCTTATCATATCTTGAACATCAGGATTAGTTTTAATACTAGCCCATGCTTTGATTCTAGCTCTATTAAATAAACGTTTGATAAGTTTATTATGATGATAAGTTAAAGGATTAATTTTCTTACGTCCTGCACGTAAATCATTTTCCATTTGTTCTAAGGATTCCTGTACTTTAGGATCTTGAGCTAATTTATTTAATTTAGATTCTAAGTCTTGATCTCCTATAGCTTTTTGGAATAAAGATCTAATTGAATTACTATCTCTTAATGAAGTACCATCAGGTGCTGTCATTGTAGATGTTCTTAAATCAAAGTTACTACGGAATAATAACTTGCGTCCATCAGATTGATCAAAGTTTAATTGGACAGGACTAAGAGCATTAAACATTCTAGTAGGTACATCCCAATCTCTGATTGGTCTTCCTGTTAGAATATCATACTTAATAGGTAATTTATCATCACCTGCCATCTGCTCAAAGAATAAGTTTCTATTTCTCAACTGATCACCAAAACCAGAATTCAGTTCACGCATATGTGGTGTAACGATACGTCCTAGTTCATTTCTTAGACCAGCCATAGGCATAGTATTATTCATTAAACCTGCAGCTATCTTTTGTACTTTCTTAGGATCATTACTGAATAGATCAGCTAATGTATCAAGTCCTTGTAAGTGTGTCTTAGAGACAATACCTTTAGCAAGGATTGCAGAGTAACCAAGTAATCCAGTCTCTACCCATTGATCACCCATTAATCTTTGGTTATCACCTAAATCAGCAATACCAGATAATAGCATATTAAAGGGTTCAAAGGATTCATAAGAAATCCATGCATCACCTATTTTTACAGAACGAGGTACCCATCCAGCATCCATCCAAACTTTTTTTAAAGTAACATCTGCAGGACCATTACCTGTTAAGTTACCATTTAGATAGTGTTGACCTGCCATAAAGATAACACTAGAGCCTAATGCTAGCCTACCATTTTGTAAAGCTTTAGCATTAGCTAAATCCTGTGCATTCTCAATACCATATTTAGCAACACTGCTTAAGTCATCTGGTTTAGCAAACGCTATATCGTTAAATTCTTTAACTAAGAAATTCAAACCGGGTACATGCTTCATAGAAAGCTCTAATCCATTAATACCTGTTCTAGCAAATAGATAGAAAGGTTTTAATGCAGGGTTCTTTCCGAATAATTCATCCATGGATTTACCGAATCCACTGATATCCTTACTTAAAGTAGCTTCCCCTCTAGCATATGCAAGCATATTATCACTAACTACACCAGTAGAAGGATCAAAGATTTCACCATATAACCTATTCTCATACTCTTTTAAGAAGGCAGGAGTTACATCAGGTAATAAACCATCACCTGCAGCATCCCACGCATACGTCATAGCTTTCTCTTTAGCCCTAGCTCTAGCTAGAATCATAGTGAAAGCATCGTCAGTAGCAGCCATTAACTTAGTTGAGTAAGTTAGGAAGTTATTTTGATTAGCTGCACGTGCTAAATTAGTAGTACGATATGCTGCTTTTTCTCCTAAAGTACCTCTAGTTTCAGCCCAATGGCCTACTAAATCCCAGTGTTCATCAGCAAGTGTATACTGTTGGTACCTACTTTTAATTGTATTTATATCTCCTGCCCAATAACTACTCAAACGACTTTGGAAATACTTCCAAGATTCAGGTATAGCTTGTACCATAGCATTGGCAGAACCTAAAGCCATCTTTATTTGAGATGCATCTGTACCTCCAGTATATGCATAGCGCATAACACCACCCATTAACTGAGACATTGGTCGTGTAAATACAGCTGTAGATGTACCCATAATGGCTCTCAGAGGAGTCTTAGGACCACTTAGGATACTATTTACCATAACACCCTGTAGCTCTCTTATAAGGGCTCCTGTTTGCTTAGACCCATCCTCTAGTGTTGTACCTATAAGCTTATTATGCATATAGTTATCAAAGTCTTGCCAGTTATGAATCTTGTTTGACATAGAAAATGCTTCTAAGACAGCATGTAAGAAGTCATCACTAGGTGCTTCTTTAGCCATATCAAGCATCATATCAACTTGATTCTTAGTTGTAGCATGCATTTCAAGTAAAGCATCATCAACCATACCTTTACCACCTCTTTGTGATAACATATTTTGATAAGCTTCACTAGCTAAGAACCTTGATCTTTTGGTCATTTCCATTCCAACAATTAGATTGTCACGAATAGATTTAAGAGGACCATCAAGATCATTAAGGTCTGCTATATCAACTAGTTCTCTAGCAACCATTGCTCTATCACGCAATTGCTTCATTAAAGAACCTTGTATTAAATCAGCTGCTAAGATATTCTCTTGTTGCCACGCTTCTTTACCACCAATAGAATCTAGTTGTTGGTTTAATGGTCCCCAGAATTCATCTGGAGTTAAGTCCCCAGCATCACGTCCACCAATTACTTCTTGCATTCTTTCAAATGCTAATCCATAATGATCTTCTAAACTCTTACCTTTAGCTTGAAGCTGATCCATTAATACTCTGAATCTAGCATCTCCAATGAGTTCTTTAACAATACCGGGTGTAATACCTTTCTTACCTAAACCATTTTTTGCTAAAGTTTCAGCTGCAGCAGGTGTAATGAGACTATCAGTAGAGCCCATTTCTGCACCCCACTCCTTATCTACTCTCCAAAGATCCTTCCATACTGTCCAAGGGTCTCCAGATGAGTTAGGATTACCTTGCCATGGATCAGCCATATTTTTATTCTTATGACCACGGAATCCTGGCTCTTCTAATTCTACACTAGCTTTCTCAATAGTTTGAGATTCTACACTTTTATTACGATCTAGTATCTTTCTAGCTGCTCTTTCAATATCATTTTCTGGAGGATTCCAGCTTCGATATCTACCACTACGATCTGATTTAGCAACTCGAGACATTTCTCTAAGCTGTTCATCAGGTGCTAACTTCTTAAAGTCAATACCTTTATTGAAAAGTTTTTGTGTAGTAGCAGCTCTTAAGTTCTTATCAATTAAAATTCTAGCAGTATCCTCTGCTTTAGCTTGTCTAGCAGCTTGAACTGAATCAACAGCTTTAATAGCTTCACGATCAGTCTTACCAACTACCTTCAATTTACCACGTGCTTTAGCTACACCTTGCCATGCAACGTCAGCCATAACACCAATACCTAATCCTTCACCTACATTCTTAAGTGTTTTAAGTGCAGGGTGATCTGAATCTTTGGTAGTAAGAGGTGTATCAATGAAACCAAAACGGTCTCTCATTACCTGTAAACCATTAGCATCTTGAGAATACTCTGAGAATAAGTCAGATACCGCACCAACAGAAGCACCTCGTACAATAGTGTTTCCACTTAATACAGTTGCTTTTGTAGCTGCAGATAACATACCTGTTCCCTTACCTATTCTACCAGCCCATCCAAAGACAGGTATAGCCATAGTACCGAAGTGTACACCACCTCGTATTAAGCCACCCCACCATGTTTTAGTTTCAGGATTTAAATCATTTCCTAATGGATTCCAATCAGGAACGTAACCTCCTTCTTCTTTGGATTCCCTTGCCATTTCACCAGATGCCATATCAACGATACGTTCTGGAGCAGTTAGTATAGAACTGAGTGTATCTCTACCACCACCTACTATAGCATTTTTTAATTCTGTTACGTTTTCTTTTAGACCAAATTGCTTTGCATCTTTAGCCGCATGTGAATCTTCTAATTCAGCTTTACGTTGTTCTTGATTTGAAGCTTCTGTTTCTACTGCTTTATCTTCTTCTTCAACTCGTTTAGATAAATCAGCATGGGCTTCAGTGATTTTGTTTATAGATCGGTCTAATCTGTTTGCATCTACTTCAGCCATTATGCAGTAGCTCCGAATATAGTATGTTGATTCCACCAAGAATCTTCAAACTCTCCTTTAGGAGATTTTCTATGGTTATTGTACCAAGATCCAGTGGATGCATTTCTTTTTTCAGCTCTTGATAAAAGTGTTTCTGGTATCTCAGTATCTGGTACATTATTTTTGAAGAATCTATTGAATTTAGATAATGATGGAAATTTAAATATTAATTGCTTATCTGTATAGTCCGAATCTCTAACATCTTTTACAATATTAGGTTCAGGTAAATCTTTTCCAGTAGCAGCTTTATATTGTTTGGCTGCAAAATCCCATGAGGACATGCCTGTTCTATTACCTAAAAAACTATATATAGATGGTAATGAAGTTGAACCATCCCATTTTTTCAATGCGTCTATTTCTTTTTCTGTACCTTTTAATAAGATATCTGCACTATTATTATTAGTCTGTACTTCTTTTAATAATGCTTTATTACGTTCTACAATATTTTCAATCTTTTTTAAACTGATACCCTCATGATAGTTATTACGATTTTGTTGTAAAGCTTTATTTACATACTCTAATGCTTGACCATCGTCTAACCCCATATCATCTTTTGCAGTAACCCAGAAAGTTTTTGCTTCATCAAACGCACGATTTTTATACATGACAGCATCAGGATTATCTGATAACTGTTCATCACCTGTTATATTCATCTCTTCTCTAGCTAAAGATTTTGCTAAAGCTTCTACATTTGTTAGATTTTTACCACTAGCAATAAACTGACCATCACTATCTACTTGTTTTTGATCTCTATAAGTTTTAGCTATATCATAAGGGACACCTTGAAGATCATCTTCAGTAAGCATACCACCATTCTTTAATCTCTTATATTCCAACCATTCTTTTATAGGCATGCCATCTTTCAATTGGGCATTCATCCATGTGTTGATAGCTGTAGGCCATTTACCTGTTCTATCATGGAATAGTTTTCCTATTTGATTCAACGTACCTTGTGTGGTATCAGAAGGTAAGGTTGTAAGCATCTTATGTTCTAACTGCTTATCTAATACCTCAGTCTGATCATCTTTTAATTCATAATGCTTATTAGCTGCAGTGACTTTTAAAGCTTCCCAGTCCATGCCTGCCATTTCATCTTCTAGATATTCACCAATAGTGGTTGTTTTACCTGTAGCACGATGAGTAAAAGTAGTATCTTCAAAATTAAGTATCTGTTCTAAACTATAAGTACCAGCAGACATACCTTCTGACAACTCTTTTAAAAGATAGTTCTTAGCTTGTCGTCTGCTTCCAAGTACATTACCAAGATCTTCTTCAATTCTAAGATAATCACCGGGAGTACCACTTCTAATAGCAGCATTTAAATCTCCATATGCATTATTTACATGCTCAAGTATTAAAAGGTTTCTTTCATTTGTTACATTTTCTGACTCAATTTGCTCTTCAACTTTTCTTAATTCAGGGAATAAGTATTTAGCTTTAGCAAGTCTAGGTATACTATCATATTTAGCAAAGATTTCTTCTCTCATGTGAGAGTTTAGAACAGCTCTTAAATCTGTACTATAAGCTTTGCCTGATATGATTTCATCATCTGAATTTATATTCCATACTTTACCTTCATATTGAGCTAGTTCTGGATATTGAGCAATTAAGTCTGCTTCTACATCTGAATCAATCCTACCTTTCCAAGATGCTCTCATTTCAAGCATTCTATTAGGTATTTCCGCAGCTTCCTGTTTTAAATACCTACGCATGAATTGCGCTCTAGCAGTACCACTTAAGTTTTGGATCTTCCTTAAAACACTGACAGGCATTGTTCTGGCAGCTGGAGAACCAATTAATTTAGCTACTCTACTTTGAAGATTTTTAGAAGCTTCATCTGCAAAATCATATTCTTGTCTATCTTCTAAATTTTTCCCATCAAGTTCTTCACCTAGTTGATAATATAACTCATCACCTTTAGCAGTTTCTTTTAAAAGAATATTATTTACTTGTTGTGTACCCCAAGCTTGAAAAGTTTTTGAAGCTGTTTCCATGAACTCAGCTTCTTGCTTATTTAATATAGCCGCCATTCTAGTGTTATGGCGATATACTACGTCATCTCTAGTTTGTTCTAATTTTAAATCTCTAAGACCACGTTGGTTTACCCTTTCGTAATCATTAGAAAGTTCGTTTCTATTACGTGCTAAGTCTGCACTGATATCAGGTAATTGAATCTGGTTTTCGCCAAAACTTCCTTCTTGAGCAGAACCCTGAAAGGTAATATTACCTAAGTATTTTCGTTGTTTTTCCGCCATAATTTTATGAAAGTTTTAATCAAACCAGCCAGCAGCCTCTCCACCAGCGGCAAGTCCTGACACACCAGCTGATGCTATTTGTGCAATCCCGAGACCCGAAGATGTACTACGTGCAATAGGTGATTGTAGATTAGGACCGCCACCTGTCTTAGGTGTACGCATTCTTGGAGGTATTTGTATTTTAGAATAAGCATTAAGATCGGCTTGGAATTGTTTACCAGCAATTGCACCGAATTTAGTCTTAGCTTGTGTTCTTGCACTAGTTAGTGTTTTATCTAATAAAGCAGATGATCGACCAAATTCTGCTAAAGACTCTAACATTCTAGCTCTATCTGCAGATTTACTAGAAGTCCTACCTGTCCCTCTAGCTGCTTGTTCACCCATCATAGTCATTAATTCTTTGCCTAGCTCATTCCTAGTAAATGCTGCCTTGGCAAATGTTTCGTTTAATTTCCATTGAGATGATGCTAAAGCACCTGTAGCTGCTGATCTATTTAATGCTATTTGTTGATTATAATTACCGATTAATGTAGCATAATCTGTTACCGTTTGAGCATTGTAATCATTTATCTGTAATTTCTCAATTTCAGATGTATAAGCACTTTGTGCTGATTGATTAGCAAATGCTCTTTGGTCTGCAGCGTTTTGTTGTGCTGCCTGTTGGCTGGCTGCACTGTTTTTACTCATAGAGCTAAATACTGAAGTCGCTGCACTAATTGCGAACGGAGCCCAAAAAGCCATTTAGTTATCCTCGTCTATAAAATTTAGTATTGTATTTTCCTTCCCATGTCATACCTAAAAGGCTGACTGGTAAGGGTGTATCACCTACAATACTTAGTGATATATTATCATTACGTTGGTAAACAGGTACATCATGTACCCCTTCAGCAGCCATACTGACATCATTAGCAGTGTATGTGAACGGTTGAATTACACTAACCGTTTGTGTTCTATCTGGTATACCAGTTAAATTAACATTATATTTGACTGGACCACTTAATCCTGTAGATACTTTTAATCTATGTATAATTAAATCAGATGTATAATCATTTTTAACACCTGCTTCTGAACTAGTTGAGTAATATAATTTAGGTAGATTAACTGTCATTGTATAGATATAACCTATAATTAGGTTCTTACCTCTATAATCACCTGCAATATCTACATACTGATTAGGTGCAGAACCCTCTACTGTAGGGTATAATATAGCTCCTACTGAGGCTTCTGTAGCACCTAATGTACCACCTATATAACCACCCAATGCTACAACAGCTAAGGTTTTACCTGAATGGTGGGTGAAGGGGAGGTATACTCTAGTAACATCTAATGTACCTGTAGAAGGATATATTCTATATGGATTAGTATCAAACATATCCATACATACATCTGTCTTCTCACCTGTAGGTAAGGTTAAAAACCCTGTATCACTAGCTTGTCTAAGGTCAATAGAGTTTATTGATACATTAGTACCATCTGATACAACTGCATAAAATGTACTTGTATCAAAAAATTGATCAACTAAAGTACCTGTTAAATCCCATTTATACCATGTAGATGCTGCTCTTCTTTCACTTGTTTGATAGAAACGATATTGATATAATGTATTAGTACCAGTATTACCTAATGAGATCATACTCATACCAGGAGAACCAGCAACATTATCAATAGTACTAGGTACAAGTTCAGGAACAAGACCCGTAGTATTAAATTGAGAAGGTGGTTCAGTAGTACTAATATTAGCTAATTCAAATAGTCTAGCATATAAAGGAGTTTTAGAAACAAAAGCAATTGAAGTACCTAAGTTAATAGCTTCAAGATTTGTATCGCATTCATATGAAGATAGTGTATTTATCTTAGCTGTAGATGGACTTAAAATATCTGAGTCAGTAGATAGTAAGAATTGTTCTGTATCACTAAAAATACATAGACCAGCACTAACTGTCCTGACATAATTTAAGAATACAGGTTTTGTAGATGAAGCTGAGATATCAATTGGATCATCAGCTGCAGCAACTTGTGCAGAAGCTGACCAGAAATCATAGAAAGAAGCTGCCCTACTCATAATGATAGTACCACCACTTAAGAAACCAAAACGATTTCGAAAGAAGAACATATTTCTAATTGTACTACCAACAAATGAAGGTGTTGGGTTTGTTAATTCATCACCTACATCTCTATCTTCCCACTCAATAGGTTCATATTTAAAAGAACCATCAGCTTGTCTTACTAACTGATGAGGCATAGTTAATGGATCAAATTTATAACTCAATCCGGGTTCGTTCGATTCTGACCATGCACCGGGACCACTAGTTGCAGTACCTGATGTGGAGAATTTAACCCACATATCATCAGCTAAAACACTATCACTATTTATTATTTTAACTTTAAAACCATCAATACATTGTATAGGTAAATCAGCTATAGATGATACTTTATCTGTAAATGCAGTTATTGCATTCTCTTGTGGACCACCAGCTACTTTAATAGATGTTACAAGAGTAATATGTATTCCAGGACCAACAGCAGTAGCAACACAACTAGCTGCAGCACCACCAGCAGCATTGATATTGGTTACTAAATTTGATACAATAGTAGTAGCATCAGCATCACCTGCAGAGGCATCTTCTGGAGTTGTATAATTAACTGTTACACCATTGATTACTAACTCATATTTTGAATTATAAGAAGCTATGTTAATAGTAACAAAAGCTTCATTAGGTAAAGCAGGTACAAGATGACTTGTCATTGCAACTGTTTTAGTTTTATTTAAAACATAAGTAAAATCATTTAATGTTAATAATTCTATATCATCTGCAGTAGCACCACGTAGATACCCAGTATTAGGTAATCCCGGTACAGTACATGCAGTGACTTCAGAATCATAATTACTCTTAGCAGTTGCTTCAGCTGTAACAGCACTATTATATGCTGTTTGAGCTGTGTTCATATTATTAGTAGCTGTTGTTAATTGTGCAGCTGAATGTGTAGCTACTGATGTTTCGATTAATTCATATACTCTTTTATTTGTCGATGCAATAGTAGGATGCTCATCTGTCATTTCCTTACCTGCTTTATAAGTAAGTGCTATAACTTTAAATGTAGCATTACCACCACCACCTGACACTGTTATCACTTCATCTAATTTATATCCAGTTGTAGCAGTTGTACCTCCAGCTGTTGCAATCACAACTAACTGATCAATGACTCCACCTGTTACGGTGTAGGTTATTGTTAAACCAGTACCATCACCACTTGAAGTTGTAGCAGCTGTTGTTGCACTATACCCTGTACCACCACTAACACGTTCTAATGTAAGAACTGGTCCAGAGATAGCTCCATCAGACATACTCTTTATATCAGCAACTGATGTACCAGAGTTCCACTTAAGAACAGTCCATGTATTATTAACACCTTCTTTATATATACCAGATTTTATCTCTTCTTTTACAGTACCTTTCTGTGGATCATAATCAAACTGTGTTTCCCAGTAAGAATTTTTTGTAGTATTTTGACCATCGTTTGCTTCTGCAAAGGCGGCTTGTTTCGTATTTAAGTCAGTAGTTTTAGTTATAGTATCTTCTACTGCAGTGTTATATGCTAGAAGATCTGTTTGAAGATTTGTATAATTACATCCAGATGGTACACCTGCATCATCTCCCATATCTACCTTACGTGGACTACCGTCTAGTAGACTCCATACTCTAAAGGTATCATCAGCATATTGACCTACATATTTTTCATTCTCATCTCTAAGTATTGAGAACCATTTACCATAAGCTTTTGTAGCAGTAACTGTAACTGTTATAGCAGCTCCACCGCCACTACCTAGTACCGAATCAGGTATAGTTAATGTATCATCTTTTACATATCCTTTACCACCTGACGCAAGTTTAACGTCTATACCTACAGCAGTATGTCTTGTAGCAACGGTTAAGACTACCGATGCTCCTCCTCCACTTCCTAGTGAACTGTCAGCTATAGTAATTGTTTCACCTACAGCATAACCTGCTCCACCTGTTTTACTTGCCCTATCATCTAAAGTAACAATAGGTTCTCCATCTGATTCTACAACAACTTTAAAGTCAGCACCTGTACCAGAAGCACTACCCGCAGCATTAGCTACATAGTATGTACCAGCTGTTCGGCTGCTATCTGCTACTCCATTATGTGTAAAAGTAGCAACTTCATTTACCGCAATTGCGTGTACATTAAATGTAGCACCACTACCAGATCCACCTGTAGCAGCAACAGCAGCATACCTGCCAACTGTTCTACTTGCATCGCCTGAACCTCCATGTGTTGCTGTTGAAATTGCTGTGCTTATATTCTCAGCATTATATAAGTTGCTAATAAATTTTGCACCTGGTCTTTTAAGCATACCCAAAGCATAGTCAGGGTATGTATTTATAGCATCTTTAAGTTGAGTGGAGTTTTTCTTTTTATCTGGTTGTTGTGATATACCATTTAAAAAATTTGGTATGTCTTGTGTGATTGTACTCATCTTTGTAATGCAGCAAACGGTTGATAGCTGTTATGGTAATCTTCAGCATCTTTCCAACCAAAGATACTATAATCTCCTTGCTGAGTTTCAAATTCTAAAGCCGCAGCTTTTGATAGAATTTCATTCTCTGCTAGTAATTGGTACAAAGTAGAATCACCTACCATTCTAACAGCACATAATTTAGCAGCTCTCGCTGTTACATATGCTTGTATAGCAGGAGGTAAATCTGCAAACTCAAAGTACCATACTATATCACATGTCAATTCACGTGGGTCAGAACCATCTTTCCATTCATAGGTATGTTCATTTTTGTCATATAGAAAACCGCCACGTCTTACAGGGTTATAATCATCATAGTGTTGGTACCTGTATGTATCTATTGATAGAGCATTATTTGGGTACTCTATTTTAAAAGTAGTTGCATCAGCTGTTAACTTGTAGTGGCGTTCAGTATTGAAACTCCAACCTTCAGTTTGTACAGTTTTGTTTACTTCTCTTAATGTATTCAGGACAATGGCTACTTCAGGGTTTTGAAGATCAAGGGTGGTGACGGGAGCCTGCCCCACTGAGCTTAATATTTGATTAACAGCATCCAGTTCTGTGGACACAGCATAAGTAGGATAGGACATATGAATTTATG